CCAGCTATAGGCGTTTTAGGTGAAAATTCTTCTGCACTTATAATGCTTACAATAGTGCTTACAGGGCTTTCAGTTGTTCCAACATAAGCATAGTTTACTACTACAGTTCTAGTATTACTAGATGTATCAATAATTTCTTCTACAATTGCACCTGCTTTTGCACCATCGATTGTATTTGGTCCTACCAATAGCCAGCCACTTCCTGTATAAAGATATAATTGACTTGTACTAGTATTGACCCAAAGATCACCTTTTACACTGTTTGAAATGTCTGGTTCAAAACTACCTTTTTTCAAACCACCTGCTGCAACCCAGTTTGTACCATCGTAAATTTTTAACTGATCAACTTCTTGTGTTGTATCATACCATAGCTGTCCTTCAACTGGATTACTAGGAGGACTAGCATTTGCAAAGTTTTCTAACAAATGTAAAAAGTTTTCATTTACAGCTCGACCGTAGTCTGTAGTCAATCTACCTGGTAAATTAACACTTGTTTCGGTATTAATCTCTCTATCTTCTACTGTGATATTACCTTTGTTTGCTTCATCTGTGAAATTTACACTATATGACATTAAGTGTTACCTCCACTTAAACTTTGTACTCTAACAGTATAATCAATTTGAATCAATCTGTTGAGTGATTTTTGTACAGGATGGAAAATAACGTGTGTTAGTAATCTGCCATTGCCATCAGCTGCGTAACCTTTTAACCCTAGCTCATCAAATACATATTGATTTTCGGTATCTGTTGCAGTGTCAAATGCATCTTGTCCATCTGGCTCACCATAATCTAACAAACAACTTACAACAATATCAGTATAATTTGTACCTGTTACGTGACGAGTTTCAATTTTGTTACGCTGTGGGTCAACATTGTTAACGGAACGGTCGTCAACAACTTTACTATATGTTTGATTATACAAACTTGCATTTGTTCCTGTGCTGTTTGGTGTTAGGTATGTAATAATACCAGTTGGATCAACACTTGTGCCACCATTGCCAAACGCCATTTCATAAATGAAACCTTCGCCAGCATTGCCTAAACTTTCAGCAAGACTGATACTCATATTTTCATAATGAATAGCATTACGCTTGTTAACAAATACATGTCCAGATTCTGGATTGTGTATTTTAATGTGTCCTTCTATATGTACGCCACTTTGTTCATTAATCATAATTTTATTCCGTTCCTATATTGTATTTATCGGGGTAGCGATATTGTTTTGTCTGTTATAAATTTAGCAATCTGATTTTCGCTGTCTGCTATAGTTTTTCCAGTATCATTCCAAATTTTACCTGTTTTTCTCACTATCTCTATCCTTGTTCCATCTGCAGGAGGATCAATGTAATCCGCTAGATACAGTGCAGTTACAACACTATCTCCCCATACAATTGTTTCAATTGTAAATTCTGGCGCAATTGTTACATCTGCTTCTGGAGAATCTTGATCTTTTGTTGGATCAAAAGTTACCACGTTATCTTTGCGTAACCTTACACCTCCTAAAAATACTTCAATTTCATTTACAGAACTAGGTACAAAGTCTAGTAAGAATTGTTTTGTACTACTATCACCTATAAAAATAGTTTTACTTGTTTGATCTTTGTAAGGTATTGTTTCGTCTATACCTTGTCCTATAAGAGTTGTATTTGTATCGTAAACGTTTTTTATACCAGTGCCTAGTGTACCTCTACGTAGTCGACGTAATAAATTTCCATCAACTGTATAGTACTCTATACGTTCTTTGTCTATCCAAACTACTCCTGGGATTCCTAAATCTGGATTAGGTTCTTGTATACCTGTTGCATCTTTCAATTGAATTGTTTGATCGTAATAGTTTAATGGCTGCTGAAGCTCGTATTGATTATCTCTATTTAGACGTTTGTAATGATATCTGTTTAGCATATCCTTAAATATTCTATAACCAAATTTAGGTTTACTTATAGGAGCAGCAAATTGTAAAACATCAATAGTATCAGCAGGTTTTACTTTTTCATAAAGTTGTATTCCTTGCTTATTGTTAGATATTTTATAATCTACTTGCGGTGTTAAAATTCTGCCATTCTTTATAATCCAAACGTAATTAGCAGATACAGCAGGTTTTTGTAATTGAATATAACCTTTACTTAATAAATTTTTATCAATATATTCATCAGTTCCCGAAGGTGCTAAAGTTGTATTCCAAACCACATCATAACTATCTCTTTCAAATTCATTTATATCGTGATTACTAAACACATAGATATCAACAGTTTCCCAGCTTTTTGGTGCTTCAGCTAAATTTAACACATCGGTTTCAACTAATTCTATTTTACCTAGTGTTGGTTGAGTGCTATCTCTACGGTCGCTTATTGTAAGACTTGCAACAACTGGTGGAGTGTCATCTTTACTCTTAAGTTCAAATAACTCTCTCACATAACCATTTAATTCTAACGTTAATATATCGTCTTGTCTTGAAAAACTTTCTATTGTAGTTAAAACAACAGTGCTATCATCTGTAAGTTTAAATTCTGCTATACTACCTATTACTGGATCGTCAATCGAGTCTCCATTTAAAATTTGTATTGTAGTGTTTAAAAAGAAATATTCAGCATCTTTAATTACAAAAATTTCTAAAATATCACCTATAGTGCCTGTGCCTTCTTTAGTAAAAATAATTCTACCATTTTCGTTGTCATAAATGTATTCTTGACTTTGCACAATTTCGCTATTAATGTAGATAACAAAATCACTTGTATCTAAAAGATTTGAATTTTTAAATCTCCATGAATCTATATTATAGGTCCTAGATGCTGTCATTGTATATTTTTTTCTATAACCAGGATTTAAAAATCTTTCGTTTAATTGTCTTTTAACTAAAATATTTTGTGCTAATGGTTTTTTAATTACAGGAGCTGTTACATCATTTGTAAATCTATGAATCTTATTCACTCCATCGGTTAACATAGTACTATCAATTACCATTTGACTGTATTGATTTACATTTCCGTCATAAATTGTATAACCAATAATGCTTCCTGAAGCTAATTTTGTTGGAAATTCTAATGTAATAAATCCGTCGCTATCAAATGTAAATCCATAATCAGTACCAGATTCTTTAAAAACACCATTGATCGTAACAAAACTACTCATGTTACTATTATATTTTATCGGCAATGAATAGAATGTTTTATTTCCGTCTGCGATTATATTATCACTATCTATAACATCAACACCATTTGTTCCTATTGTAAGGATAGTTAAATTTTTATCTGCATCAAACACTGCACTATCTGCTGCCGAGATGGTTTTGTTTATCCAATCTATGTTTAATTCGTTATTATCGATTATCACTCCGTCTAGTTTTACAATAATTGTATCTTTTGTTTGTGCATAAGATTCAAATGCCCATTCTAGTGTATTTCCATCAGTGATATAATTTGAAACTGCTATTGCACCTTGACCATCTGAACTTCTATTATAAATTTGTATATCTACCGTATCTAAAACTTGTCCAGGAACTTGTTCTTCTGGACCTTTGCTAGTTGTCTCGGTTACAAATCCGTCACCGTCTACAACTATATCTCCAGAATCTATGCCTGTTGCTGTAGTATATTCAAAATTACCACCTTGTAAACTTACATCAAACGAATTGTTTTCCGGAGTAAAACTTCCGTCACTTGTAATTTTTCTTACAACTACTACATCATCGGCTTGTGTACGAATAATATTACTATCTAAAAATACAGTGTTTGTTATGCCGTCTCCTACAGGAGAAACCATTTTGGCATTAGGGTTTGTTACTCCATCACTTGGATAATTAGGATCGTCAATTCTTACATTATTCAAATAAACATTGTAAGTTATACCCGATTCAAGAACTTTACTTAAAACAACTGTTTGTGTGCTTCCATCTAAAACAATTACTTCGTCTTCGTTATTGATATCAAATGTATCAAAATCTACACCAAACGGCTGTAACTCAAATCCTTTGTTTTCACCAAAACCAATGCTGTCCATTTGAACACCACCATAATCAACTCCATCCATAAGTTGTGATAAATCTTTGCCAGGCATATTAGTTTTAGGATTGTAAAAGAAATTAATTCTATCAGCGGCGGTTAATAGTTCAGTTGATTTTTTGTAATTTATTTCAATTAATGAATTATTTGTCGGGGCATTAACAAATGTTATACGCCCGGTATATCTTTCAAAATCTCTAGTTTTATCTAATTCATTGCTTACTACTATATCACTAGATAATTGTTCTACACCGTCTACAATAACATTTACATCAGATGTCTTTGTACTTAAAGGCCATTTAAGATTAAATTCAGTTAATCCACCATTTCCTATAAAGTTTTCAGTTTCATCTAAAGTAGTAAATAGGTAATTTCCTGATACACGATCAAACTTCATTAAGATATGAGAATTTCTAACTAGATTATTTCCAACAATAGCATAAACAATTGCTTCCCTACCATCATCTAACAAACTTCCGTTTATTGTTACTTGAGGTGTGTTAAAATACCTTGCTCCTTTTGTATCCACATCGATAAATTGAATACTACTTCCGCCTAAATATGCAAAACCTTCTAGTGTTGGACCACCACCGCCACTAACAGTTACATTAGCTGTATTAGTATAACCTTCACCTCCATCGAAGATAACAAATTCTTTGATTTCAAAGCCAACATTATCTAACCAATGGCGTTTTGGATATTGATATACATCATCTTCTATATTTGTTAATTGATTATTTGCAAATTTTATTGCTTCTGGAACAATCTTTCCTAATACCGAATCATAACTAGGCGGCAAATCAAAATCTGTAACACTAGTTTGTGTAGGTTCTATCTTTTCATATGCACTAACATATTCTCTAATTTTAGTGCTAAATGGCTTAACTTCATTTATATAGTCTTGATAGTTAGGCAAGTTATCGTTTTGATATGTAATTTTCTGTTGTAATTCTCCAACATTGTGTTTTGCAGTTACAAAACTTGATTTAAATATCCAGTCAACATCTACTTGTTCACTAATAGCATATCTAATACTACTAAAGAATAATTTATTCCATTCTACTTCTAATTGATCAACAAATATGTTATTTTCAATGGTATTTAAAATAATTCTAATTTCTTGTGTAGGTTCTCTATCGTAGAAACTTGTATCGTAAATTTGTTTATCGTAACCTACTGTATCACTTTTATACAATTGGCTACTAAATTCTATTGTTCCGTTTTGTCTACCTACTGTTTTATAATTTACAGTATAATCAACATTTTCTTGATTATCAATTTTTTCTAATAATAACCAGCCGCCAGATCCTATGTTTTCGATCTTTACAATTGATCCAATAACATCTTTAGTTCCTTCTAATGCATATGCACCAGGAATAATAAAATCTATGGCAGTATCTATGTTATAATCTGTGGCATACCAATCTTTATAACTCCAATAATTTGGAACTGCATAATCTTGTATATAACTTCTAAACCATTCTTGTGTTGATGAGATCCAATTATAAACAGCCCAGAACCCGCCTATGTCGCTGTCATTTTTGACAAGAACACTAAATGGACGTACAATTAATGTTGTGTCGTCTAAATAATTATTACCACTACTAATAACTTCAACACTTGTAATTTGACCTAAATTATTTATAAAGGTTTTAATTTCGGCTCCTGTACCTGTTCCTTCGATTGTAACTGTTGGTCCGTTACGAATAGCACCATCAGAATAGTTACTATCAATATAACCACGACCAGAGTTTACAATTTGCACTTCTTTGATTCTGCCGTCAACTATAACTGGTGTTAATTTTGCTTGTTCTAACTTGGCTGTACCAATAAATCTTAATAGTGATTCGCTTTCAATTTCTGTATCCCACTGATTGCTAAATTTACTTGGCAAAGGATCAATCTGCATTAAAGGTGAAATATCAAACTCGTCAACTATTACATATTGTGTCATAATAGCATTAACTCGCTCGATTATCTGTTTTAGTGCTTCTTTTCTATTTACAAACATACTTTGATTTGGTTCATTTAATATTCCAAATCTTCTTGCAATACTAATAGATGTATCCGGTAACTGTATATTTTGTTTGTTGTAACCTACTAAACTATCAATCCATTTATCAACTATATCTCGATTAGGCTTACTACTTGCAAGTCCTTCAGTAAGTAATTGATATTCACTATGGATATTATTTTCTACGTTATCGTTTACATAGTAATCTATATGTAGTATAGTATCCTTATCTTTGATTAAATTTCTAACATTGTGTAAAGCAAAGTTTTTTTGATCAAATAAATTTACAAATCTGTAACCTTGGCTAGCAGGATCAGCAATTAAATTTTCAACATCTAAAGCACTTATTTTTCTGCCATAAGTATCAGGAATAGTTGTTTTTGATTTAACCCAATAATAATATTTAGGAATAGCAACACCCGAAACAGTATCGTATGAATTTAAAAAGACATAAGTTTCGTCTCCATATAAACTTTGTCCACTAATACCTTCTGCTAAACCTTCAGTTGTATCTGCTAAACTATCCCATTCACTGGGTAGATATGTGCTTTCAACCCATTCATAAACGTCAATGGAAAAGCCTGGAATAATTTGATTCCATGTATTAGATTTAAATTGTAAATCTCCTTGATATGGATTATACCACTTGATAGTTTCAATATTCCACCATAGTTTTCCTACCTGTTCTTTACCCCACAAATCTCTAATGCCAGTATTAGTTGAACCAGAATTATACACAGCAGGATCATAATACAGCTTGTATGATATTTCTTGTTCGGCTGGCCCAGCAATACGTCCTTGAATTGGATCGATAAAATCTAAATAGGAAATTAAATCTTTTGTTCTATTATCGTATAACCATATACCCCTAATTTTTTCTAAATTTACAAAAGGGTTTATACTATCATTTAGTGTCCAAGCATTTTGATTTAAATTGGTTCTAAAATCTTGAATTAAACCTGTGTTATTTGTACTATCGCCAAGTATTTCGTCTAAAGGCATAGACGGCGAAACAACATACAAATGATTTCTATTTAATAATCCATAAGAACTATTTGAATTACTTGTATCTACACTAGAATATAATTTTTCTGCATATATGAATTTATTATCAATTGTTTCATAAATGTAAACTTGATTATTGTTGATTACATAATCTACAAGATTAGTTGCATTATTATCAAAACTTGTTTCATCGTTGTCAAAAGTAACTTCGTATTGAGTTTTTCCTGCTCTACTAGTAACAGCTAATTTGTCTGTATCTATTTTTACAAATGAACCAAATTTACTTGCAATTTCATCAGCTGGAGAGAATAAATTTTGATCTAAAACAAATTGTTGATTTTCTAATTTATATACATAAACCTTGCCATTTAAATTTCCATTTTCTGACGAGTAAGGAGCACCAATTGCTAGTTTGTTTCCATTTGAATTTAAAGAGACACTGTAACCAAACAATTCGTCATCAACTGGACTATCTATGCTTTGTGAAAATACAAATCTACCATTTTCTTTTTTGTAAATTGCTACTCTGTATTCTGCACCTAATAAAATTGCACTAACTGCTAACACTTCGCCGTTATTACTGATATCAAACGTTATGCCAACATCGGTGGCTAAACCAAAACCGCTACTATCTTCATTGAATAAATCTGTTGTAGAGTATGAGGTAGAAATCCAATATGACGAATTATCAGGTGTCCAAATATTTAAATTAGACTCGTCTCTTGATGAATCACTGGTGTGAGATACAGTTGCTCGATACTGATTTCCATCAAAAAACACAATATCGTCTACATCATAAAATGTATTGTTTAACCAAGTGCCTTTGTAAAAACTGTTATTTAAACTATTTGGAATGTAACCTGTATAATCAATAAAATCATCTAGTTGATTCCATAATTCAGGGTTCCAAGGATTTCCAGGAAATACTGTTTGATTAGCTTGATAAACCTTATCTAGATAAATTACAATTTCATTTTCTATATATTTAGAAATAGTTTGCCACTCACCTCTGTATCGTGTGTCTATATTATAAACAAAGTTTTCAACATCAGACTGTCCACCGTTCTTAATTATGTAAACTCTTCCATTGTTAGCAAAACTTCTTACAAACAAATTATGATCAAAATCTCCAGGTGATGCTACCTTAATACCATAACCAAATTTTTCATCTGTAGCCGGAGTTGAACTACAGATAATTTCAATTAATTCAAAGGTATTATCTATTAATTTTTTATAAATGTAAATCACGCCTTGATTGGTATATCCCATTGCAAGTGCATCTGGCTCTGAAGTAATAATTTGCACTTGTTCCCAATCTTGGCTATCTAAATTAATAGTACTACTTTCAACTGTAACATTTCTAACTGCTTTCCATAGAGCTCCTTTTTGACTTACAATATCTCCTGCTGTGTATGCTTCTAAAGGATCTAAAACACCCTTATAGCGAGATTTAACATTTGAAGCAGTTGGTGCACCTACAAAAAGATATTGTCCATTTTGTGTAACTGCTACACTTGCTCCGAAATCTCCACTATCGTGATTTTGCGGTAAAGGTTCTAACGTTTGTATTAATTTGTAATCAACTGCTTCACTGTTTCTATTGTAAACAAATACTTTACCATTGTTGCCCAAATCAGGAGCCCCTACAGCCATTGTTGTATTATTATAACTTACAGCAACACTTCTCCCATATTCTGTGCTACTTTCCTCGGGAGCTGTGATATTTTGTAATTTTGTACGTATTACATTACTATCATAGACAGCACTAATATCATTTCCTATATTATCAATCCAAAACCTGTCATTTTGTTCAATATCAAATGTTTTTAAAATATTGTTTATATCTTCTACATTGGAAACTCTACGAGAACTAAATTCAGATATCACTCCTAAAGTACTGTCACTTAAATCAATAAATGTTTCACTTATGGGATTATCAGTTTCTATTTCAATGTTAGGAAATATTTTTGAAGAGTCTTCGCCTCTAATAACATTTGGTTGTATATTTGTTGTTAGCCAAAAACCATTAACTTCGTCATTTACATTGTTTATTCCAATTATTGTGTCTTCAGTAAAATCAACAGGCTTATCAAAATACACTCTAAACCCTAAATCAGTTTTTTCAATACTAGTAACATTTATTTTAGAAACTACATGCTTGTAAACATTCCAACTTACACCTTCTTGGGGTACCCATATATAATTTCCAATGTCAACACTGTTTATATCTAAATTTAAAATATCAATTTGTTTTTTTGCTATAAAATTAATCTGATCTAATTTCACATAGCCACCTGTTTTGGTATATTCTTGCACTGAATTATAAACTGGCAAAACACCATCATCATAATTTGCAGGTGCAATATAAACATCTTTACGAGGATATTGGTAAATTAAATCTGTGCGACTATTATCGATTTGATTTACTAGTTCAACAAGTTGTGGTTCAATTCTAAATTGTTTTTCATCTAGTTTGAATTCTACTTCGTCAAAACTTTTAGTAGCACCATATTGTCCTACTCTTATTGCCCATTCTTCGTATAATTCTATACTATCTTGGTTAGCACTTCCTAGTTTATCAAACAATTTTGTAACACTATTTGACGTTCCTTTATCTTGAATAAATCCTTGGTAGAATTTATACTGGCTTATATCATCTTGTATTATATTTGACAAATAATTACGTTTTTGATATCCAATTAAGTGCTGTGCTAGACGTTGTTGTTCGCTATCAAAATTATCACTATCTAAATCATAAAAATCTGCAAATTGATTTGTTCTATATTCCCAGTTAGCTAATAATTCACTTTGTGGTTTTTTATCCAATTGACTCCAAAAATTGTAATTGAAATTTTCAGTTCCACTATGCGATATATTTGCCGAATAATAAAATTCTTTGAATTTAACCAGTTCGCCAATTTTGTAATCTTTGTAAGAAACCCATTCTTCTACTTTTGCATCATCATATATAAACCCAGGAATGTTAAATCCACCATTCCAATCATCGGTCCTATAACCCACAACTTTTAATCTGTCTTGTCTATAACCTGTACTTGGACTATACAATGTATCATTAAATACAGTTGTATTATCTACAAATACAAGATGTTCTTTCTGTATCAATGGCAATTTAATCATGTAAATGCCATTATCATTAGAATTTAAATTAAATGTATTAGATTTGTTTCTAAATACATTGAAAAAATTATTATTAATTTTTTGGCCATTTTCATTTAAAATAGGATAATCATAAAAACTATTAAAAATATTATCAACAATATAATATTCATTACTAAATTGTAGATTATTTGCACTAGGACTTAAAGTCAAAATACTAGTAGTTGCCCAATTTTGTGTTGTCCAAAATAAAAACTCTTTGGCTGCAAGTTTCCAATTTTCTATGGCTTCAGTTTGTTTGTTGAAAAAATTAAACTCAAATCCTAAATTCAAAAGTTGATTTTCATAACCAAGAATAAAATCTACAACATCTTGTACTTGAGGTAATATTGTTCCGTAATTTAATTTACTAACTTTGCTGCTAAATTTTTTCCTAAAATATGCTCCTACGCCTCCAATTTGAGGCAAACTTGATAATCTAGTAAATTTTTCTGCTTCAAAATCTGCTGTTGTTGTATGATTAACATTTACTCTATAATATACATCATTAAATTTTACAATTTTTCCTGCTATTAAAGTTTTATTTTCAGTCCAATTAATAAAACTTTCGCTAATGCCTCCTACTACAATAAATGGATCTTTTGCTAATTCTTGTACTGGATTGTATTCAAAATATGGTTGCTCTTTATCATATCCATTAATTTTGTATCCTAGTGATGTTTTTTCTATAATTACGCCACTATAAGTCACAACAGTTTGTGGTGACGAAGATCTTAAGAAAATGTTATAATTTTCAAATGGAACAAATACATTTCCTTGATTTAAAGGAGTTTTACTATCTAAAACTAATTTTAGTTTTTCTTTATTAGCAAATCCTGCTAACTTAAAACCTAATTTGTTTTTGATATTTTTTATATTTTCTATATATTGATTATAAGTAAATTCTGTATCGGTGTTAATATAATTACTAATATAGTTTAAAAAGCCACCTGTAATATTACTATCATCTTGAGGGAAAACTATTTCATTTAACCGTATTCTACGATTGGTATTTGAATAAACTAGATTTCCAACTTTATCTCTTTTTATCCTTGATCTATCAAAGCCAATACCCATTGTATGTGCAGGTCTTAATAAAACCATTGCAACTACCAGACTAAATGGAAAATCACTGCTGCGTCTCCATGCTGTTTCTACAGGCGCATGATCTCCAAATTTATATGATAAATTATTTTGCCTTGCAAAATTAAAATTTTTCGCATATCCGCTTTCTAGAGGAGAAAGCAATTGTCCGTTTTCATTTACTGGAATATGATTTAATAAATCTGTTCTTACATATTTAGATCTTACTTTTATAGGTTTGCCAGGTTCTCTAACAGTTCCATTTTGCAAATCTGTCCAAAGTATTAAATTGTTACTTGTGTAAGGAGCAGGTCCATAAACTTCTTGCCACCATATAGGCTCACTGGTAAATCCTAGCATTTCCCACGGATGTGTATGTGGACGATCAGTGTCATATGCTTGAATATAAACACCTCTCCAAAATCCCGGAAGAGTTTGATTTTTTGCATTTGTGCTTAAACTATAATTATACGTAAAGGTATTACCACTAGTTGTATAACTGTTTTGGGTATAATCATTTATTTTTGCAATATCGAGCCATTTTACAAAGTCACTTATCAATATGTTATCAATATGTTGTTTTGTTACATCAGTATTCCTACTATAACCTCCTACAATATCATGTATATCAAAAATATCAGTATTATAAATAGTTTTTAAATTATTATAGATTCTTTTTTCTAATTCTAATATTAAATCATCTCTATAATCATTAAACGCAACAATTATGCTTCCGTCATGGCCTCTGATAACGTTAGTAGGACCAGTATTATCAATAATTTCACCATTTTCATCATAGTCTGTTTGATAAGTGTTATCATAGAATATTTCTGGCTTAAATGCAGGATACAAACCAATTTTCGTCGGCGTAGGTGGAATAAAACTACCTTCGGTATTTGTGTATTCATTAATTTTAATGATATCTCCATTGTTCAAATCTTTTTTAATTTCAACAAATCCAGATTCAGTAAATTCATAATCATAATCATGTAACAATTGTTGATCATTAATGTAAACATACACAGCTTTATTACTAATAGCGGTTTTAGAAAAAATATTGTTTAATGCATAAACTTTTAATCTATTATCTAAAACTTCATATTCAATTTCTACACTACCGCCTGTGCCTGCCATATCGGTGCTATAAAAATTCATATTTTCAGTTTTATCTTCATTTAATAAATTGAAAATAAAATCTACGTGTTGTTTTACAGTACCATTAAATGTATTATCAGTTGCAAGTTGAATAAATCTTCTTTTAAATTTTTGATATTCATTTGATGCGTAACGAATTGATTTTACAACATTTGCTTTTTTAGAAACAAGATTGTACATTGGAATATTTAAAGGACCAGAATGTTGCACAAATTTACGTCCAAACTGTGTAAGTATTCCTAAATCACGTAAGTTACCAACACCAGGTTGTGCACCTTCAAAATCTTTTTGTTTTGAACTAACAATTTCAGCAACAATGCCTTCGACATGGTCATTTACCTCGCCTAATGTAAATTCAATAACATTATCATTTAAAGGATTGCGTTCTAAATTATGTGGTATTTCGTAATAACCGTTTGTATTTTTATTTGCGTTTGAATAAGTTTTTACAACTACAATATCAGTAAATTTTAAATCATTATTAAAAACAATTTTTCTAATTTTATTTTCACTTACAAAACTATAGTCGATGTTTTCATATTTAAACTGATTATTGACAAATACTTGAACTATTAAATCATTTAATTCAGCACTATTATCGTAAACATCGATAGGAAAATTATTGATAAGATCCTCACCAGTAAATTTCCTTACTACATATTGTCTACTTTTTGTATTTGATTTTTTCCAAGCATTTTCATATGTAATTGTATTATTTTGATATTTTTGCAAATATAATACATCACTTTTAATATTTTCAAATACTCCATTAACTTTATAATTGTAATTTTCATTCAATAAAGGAAAATCAAAAACAATATCTCCAATATTAACAAAATTTTTGTATGTTAAAGGAAATCCTAACTCGTCGTCATTTGTACCTTCACCGATGCGATAATTAAAAATTCTGTTACCTGTAAATTCTGTACTGTCATAAACATCACTATTGCCAATACTATTTGAATTTTCATCAAAAAGATCAAACTTTGGACTTTGATTAATTCCTGTTTTATCTTGTGCTAGTTTCCACTCTAAACCATTATACCAGTACATTCTACCAGCGTTTTCGGCTCCGTCTCTAATTAATATAGTTTGATTTTGCACAGGTAAAGTATCTTCTGTTTCTATCAAACTTATTTGGGTTCTGTTATTATGCCTAATAAATTTTACTTCAAATATTTTTCCATTTACAAGAGTGTCAGGATCGGCAGTGAATAATACTCGCATACCTTCTACTAAATCAACACCGTCTACATTATATCCAATATTGCCTTCGATTGTACTAAAAACATCTTTGGTAAAAGTATCAACTAGGTCTACATCTTGTTTAGACTCATTGCCATGATTAAATAATCGTAAATTGGCTTCAAATTCAATAATAGGCCTACGTGCTCTTAATTCTTGAAAAATTTCTATTGGCTGGTTATTGATTTCTGCAGATTTTTCAATAACAGTTCTATGTGTCCATCTATTATATCTAGACCAAGGATTTCGACTTGAATCTTTCCTATTAATACAAATGTAGTCTTTAGTTCCAGCAAAACTTTTTGCATCTCCAAATGGAACTCTATCAAAACCATTTACATCAAAAGGAACTTGTGTGTCTTGGGTAAAAATAGCTGGAACTTGTAGATTATTTGCAGGCACAAGTTGTATAGATTCGCCAACTCCTTCTACATAATACAATCCTTCGGCATATTTTTCTGGCGTTACATTTCCTTGAAAATAAACTTTCATGCCATTTGAAAGATCCCATCCATCTGATGTTGTATAATATACTTTTCCAATAATTTCTTTTTCAACGTCAATTGATGTATTATCTTCAATATCAAAAATGTTTAGATTGCCACTTACATCGATATCATTTTGACTTATATAATACAAATTATTTGGAGCATAGGTAGGTACTGTAAATTCTAAAACACCCTTTTCTAAAAATCCTTCATCGACTAAATCAGATCTATTTATAACTGTATCATTGTATTCTTCAATAATATTCACACCATCTAGATATAAATTTTCCACATAACCTGTGCTATCAGAATATGGAATTTTTTTCAATCTACTTAATGCTATTCCAAAAGGGTGTCCGGGTGTGTCTATAACAAAACGATATTTTTGACCTCTAAATAACTTCAATACAGGGTTTCTTGTAATGCCGTCTGGCGAGAAAACAAATGCTTGATTGTCATCGTCCTCAACAAGTGTTACCATGTATGTACTGACAACATCTTGACTTTGTCCTTTTATAGGTACTTCTTGAGGCCCATTTGGTAACCAATAATATTCTCTAAAGTTTGTAAATTTATCAAAATCAATGTGAGGATTCCAAGCATAAAATTCTTGAGAAAATGTTTTATCATGATTTTCAACATTTCCACCAAATGCTTTTATTTGTCCTAATAAGTCTAAATAATCAGCATCGTAAGTAACATTTCCGAGTTCGTCCTCAATTATTGTATATGGTTCAAATTGATAATTTTCTCTATCTTTTGAAACATCAGGAATAAATGAATCGTTTATTGTAACAGCTTTAGATTCTCTACGTCCTACAAACCCATTAATTTTTTCAACTACACCAGGTGAGGTAAGTTGATCTAATGTGCTTTCTACGAATTTTTTATTAGCATCAGTTCTAAAATATCTTGGCAACAAAGAAGAATTTGTTCTTTTGTTATCGTCTCTATTAGGAACAGGATATTCATTTTGATTTTTATCGTATGCCATTATTATTCATTTCCTTCAGTAATAATGTAAGTATTAGTTGTAGAACTTTGTATTCCGGTGTTTAAAACTTCGTCACTTGTAATTACATTACCAGTTGCTTTGAGTCTTGCTGCTGTAATGCTGTCAATAACCTCTACATTTGCAACTGTAGCTGCATTTACAAATATTTCATCATTTTCACAAACAATTTCATATAAACTGCCAAAAACTTGTGTTTCACTATTTGGTACTAAAACAATACTTGCTACATCAGGTGCTACTTGTTTCATTATGTATGCTGCAAGTTCACTGAAGTAAAATGTTTCGCCAAAATCCCAATTTTCTAAAGCAAAAAATTCATTCA